CGGGTGAACGCCATCGTGGCGGGAGAGGGTGGAATGAAGCACGTTGGTACGATCGTGGCAGGAGCTTTACGAGCTTACGAGACCCGGGAGGAAAACAGGAAGAAGGGAATATTCACTGGAGTCCCGTCTGGATTCGTGGAGCTTGACGAGCTGACGAACGGGTGGCAAGGGGGACAGTTCATCGTTATCGGGGCACGCCCGTCGATGGGGAAAACTGCGGTGGCGTTGCGGATGTTGAAGACCGCGGCAAAACACGGGGTTTCCGCCTGCATGTATTCCCTTGAAATGTCCGACGTTTCACTTGCTAACAGGTTGTTGCTGTCAGAGTGTGATATTTCTGTCGAGCGATTCCGGGGCGGGGAGTTGAGCGAGGACGAGGTGTTGAAGATGCACCGGGCCGCCGGGGTTATCGAGAAGTTACCCGTTTACATCGACGACAAGCCCTCCGTGACGATAAACTACATCCGTAATCACGCCCGGCTCATGCACAAGCGTGGGAAGTGCGGGTTAATCGTGGTGGATTACTTGCAGCTCACGGGGAGCCAGGTCGATAACATCCGGAACCGGGAACAGGAAGTTTCTAACATCAGTCGCACGGCGAAGATCATCGCCAAGGAGTTGAACGTTCCCTTCATCATGCTCTCGCAACTTAACCGGGAAGCGGAGAAGAGACCGGACAAGAAACCGATGCTCGCCGACCTCCGTGAATCGGGTTCGATAGAGCAAGATGCCGACATCATTTGCCTCTTGTACAGGCCGGAATATTACAAGATAAAGGAGATCGAGTACGGCAATAAATCTATTCCCTCGGTGGGGATCGGGGTGCTGATCGTGGCGAAACAGAGGGACGGGAAAACAGGGTACGTGTTTTTCCGGCATAACAAGGCTATGACGAGGTTCTACCCGTTTCAGGGCGAACAAACGCTGTTTTGAGCCTCGATGGGAATTTTGACGGTTATTCGTGATCACATAAAGATAAGAAAGGCTAGGATAATTAACAATATTGTTTGTGGCGATGATTGAGTTAACAAACCCGTCGGGAGTGTGCAAGGTCATGACTCCGGATGAATACGTGGAACTGTTGAATAAATACGTGACAACGAAATTTTTCAAGGCGTGGAGTGATCGCCGGAACATCGCCGGGATGATCAAGCTAGGGAGAGAGATGAAAGTGAGCGGGTCTGCGGTCGAGATGTTCTTGAGAGAAAGCGGGTACACGATAAGCATGATAAAGGATGAAAGGGTACGATAAAAACAGGGACATGAGCGTGTTAAGTAACAAGATATTTAATTCAATACGTCTTCTCAGGAAAATGGAAAAAATGGCACTACAATATTCTCCTGATGGCTTCCATGTAGCTTTTAGTGGAGGTAAGGATTCTCAAGTGATCCATGAGCTTTGCCAGATGGCACACGTGAAATTCAAGGCGTATTTCTACAAAACATCCATTGATCCACCAGAACTTTTGGAGTTCATCCGTGCCAACTACCCGGATGTTATATGGTTAAAACCGGAGAAAACCATGTTCCAGCTTATCCTGCAAAAGAAGATGTTGCCCCTTAGGAACCGTCGGTATTGTTGCGATGTGATAAAGGAACGTAGGGGGTTAAACGAGGTCGTCGTGATTGGAATCAGGAAGGAAGAGAGTAAACGCAGGGCGAAAAGGAAGGTGTTCACGAATGATTGCAAGTTCGGTTGTGACAAGCCATTGCTTTCAATTATTCTTGATTGGACGACCTTGGAAGTTTTCGAGTTCCTTGAGAAAAGACGTTTACCAGTCTGTGAATTGTACAAGAAAATGGATCGGATTGGTTGTATTGGTTGCCCGATGAATTGCAAAAGCCAAAGGAAAGAGTTATTGATGTTTCCCAATCATCGAAAAGCGTACGTGAACACGATAGAGAGATTACGTGAAGAACACGGGAAATACCTCGATTTCGATTCGGCAGAAGATGCTTTTAGATGGTGGTGTTCCGGGATAAGCAAGAAAAAATATCTTGCCGATAAAAAGCAATTAAAATTCCCGTATTGGGATGAAGTGATATTGACAAAGATAATTTGAATGATGGATAATCTAGAAACGTACACGAAAATAGTAACCTGCACCCGTTGCAGGGGTGAAGGTTACACTGAAAAATGGAACGATCTGGAACGAGAGTACGATCAGGTGGTTTGTTCCACGTGTGGGGGATTGAGAGTTTTGGAAAAAGTTGTAACAATAGAGTTTAGGAGAATTGAGAATGCCGGAAAGACCGAAATCCCTTCCACGGCCTTGGAGGTCCAAGGCCCGGGAGAATAACAAAATGCAACTTCGTCCCCGTAGCCATGATTTGTATCACACGGCCCGATGGACGAGGGAGAGTAGAGAATTTAGAAAGATGTTCCCGTTGTGTGTCAAGTGCCAAAAAGAGGGTCTGGTAACACCCGCGGAAGTTGTTGATCACATTATCCCGTTCCCGTTGTGTGATTTTTGGGATAAAACTAACTGGCAATCGCTTTGCCGGAAGCATAATATCGAGAAAGGTAACAAAGATAAAAGATTATTGCATGAAAGAGGTATTGTTGAGAATAATAGGAAAAATCCAACGTGAGCGGGTATTGAATAAATGCTACCCGAGCCACGTGTTATTCGTGAAGGATATTTTGTTCCCGTTGCGTGTCGAGGCAGTTAAAGCTTTGGAAGAACTTGAAAAAGAGGGAAAGATAAAGCATGATAGAACGGTTAACGATGAAGCTTATTTGATAAATGAAAGCGATCTGTGAATTAATTTGTGAGTTCCTGGGAGAGCAGGACGTGAACACGTTGAGCCGGAATACCTACAAGTGTGCGGTCAATCAGTTCCTTGTGTGGGTTGTGGTTTCGAAGCTTGATTTTTGGAAGATAAGAAGGTTTAATATCATCCAGTATAAAGAGCATCTGGTAAAATCCGGAAAGTCGTTGTACACGATTGATCTGTACATGACCGTGGTCCGTAAGTTGTTCCAGTGGTTAGAGGATCGGGGATTAACGAAGAATGTGGCTTTAGGTGTTCGGTCCCCCAAGAAGCGTAATGATTTTAGAAAGGGGTACTTGAAGATAGATCAAGTGAAAAGGCTTCTTGATTCAATTGATCAAGGTACAATCATCGGGAAGCGTGACTTCGCCATGATCTCACTCATGGTTCGGGCTGGTTTTCGGAGGGTGGAGATATGCCGGATGACGGTTGGAGACGTGAGGAACGAGGAGCAGATCACGATACGTTTGCAGCGAAAGGGACACCTGGAGAAAGACGTGGAGGTCGGGATCACGAGTAAGATGCTGGAAGCCATTCATGACTACATTGTTTGTCGTGGTGATATAACCGAGTCTGATTACTTGTTTGTTTCTCATGCCCGGGGTTACAAGGAGGCCAAGCTAAACCCGGTGATGGTGTCCCGGATCGTGAAAAAACGATTACGGGAGATCGGTTTGAATAGCAAGTTCCTTACTTGTCATTCTCTCCGTCACACGGCGGCAATTCTTTCCTTGAAAGCCGGGGCCACGATCTATGACGTGCAACAAATGTTAGGTCATGTTAGCATCGAAACCACGAAAATTTATTTAAGAGCCATAGAGGAAGAAACGAGGATAAATAACAGGGCAGTTCACACGCTTGATGAACTATTCTAAGAATGTCTTAAACGATTAAAAAACGGGATAAAAACAGATGCGAAACAGGTCAATGTGCAATAAAGAAATAGTTTAGTGAACATTAATTTTGCTATCTCGACATTGCAAAATGGCATTTTTGGGGCATTTGAAGGGTGTAAAATAGATGAAATGATTAAGTGATTGAAATACAGTGTGATGCGAAAAATACGATGAGATTGGAGGGGAAGGGGGGTATAAATCTCTATGGCAAAAATCTGTAAGACCACACCCCCAGTTAAATTAACACGCGTGCAAAATCAAGGATTTTTAAATAGGAGGTAAACATGGGAAAAGGGCGAAAACCAATATCTAACGCTTTGAAAAAATTGAAAGGGACGGATCAACCGTGCAGGATGCGTGAAGAAATAACATTCGATAAGATAACAGAAATCCCGGGTCCGCCATCTTACCTGTGCGTGGAGGCGAAAAAAGTTTTCAAAGTCACAGCCCAACAACTAGCAGACAAGGGTGTCCTTGATGTCGTGAATATTAACACGGTTCTCCTGTACGCTAGCGAGATGGGGAAATATATCGAGGCGGAAAAGGAGTTAAAAAAGAAAGGGCGAGTGATTGAATTGCACAATGAAGATGGGATTCTAATGAAAGTGACTCGTAACCCGCTAGATCGGATGGCCAGCGAGTACCTTGCTAATGCCACGCGGTTAGCTAGTGAATTGGGTATTACCCCGGCTTCGGCCTCTAGGGTGAAAATCGAGGGCAAGAAAGAGGAGGGAGATGAGTTCGATAAATTCATGAAAAACTTTGGAGATGGCGAGAGGTAAGGAATATATAAAGAAAATGAACGAGTACATTAACAGTGTATTGACGGGCGAAAGGGAGGCGGGACGCCTTGAAATCAAGACTGTCGAGCGTCACGTGAACGACTTGAAGTACGCTATGGAGAAGGGAATATTCTGGGATGAGAGGGCGGCAATGAAGGCGCTAGAGTTTTTTTCCTTGTTACGACATTACAAGGGGAAATGGGCCGGGGCTGAATTTGTGCTGGAGGGATGGCAGTGTTTCGTGGTGGCCTCGATATTCGGGTGGAAAAAAGCGGGTGGCGTGAGACGTTTTAACGTTGGTTACTTGGAAGTGTCCCGTAAAAACGGTAAAACCCAGCTCGCGGCGGCGATCGGGCTTATCATGCTACTTGTTGACGGGGAATTCGGGGCGGAGGTGTACAGTGCAGCCGTGGATAAAGACCAGGCATCAATCTGTTGGAGTGCGGCAGGGGCCATGATACAGCAATCTCCGGTTTTGAGAAAGCGGACTTTGGTGAGTAAAAAATCTATCGTGGTGGAGAACACGATGTCTGTTTTCAAGGCATTTTCGAGGGACACGAATAACAAGGACGGGTTTAACCCGAGTTGTGGAATATGTGACGAGGTTCACGCTTGGACAACTTTTGATATTTATGACGTTATCGAATCGGGTATGGGAGCGAGGACGCAACCGTTAATATTCATGACAACCACGGCGGGGTTGAATTTGAGTTTGCCGTGTTACGATAAAAGACGGGTATACATCGAAATTCTTGACGGGATAAAGGAACAGGATGACACGTTTATATTGATCTTTTCCCTTGATGAAAAAGACGACTGGAAAAATTCTGAAACGTGGACCAAGGCTTGCCCGAATCTTGGCGTGTCTGTCAACATGGATTACATGGAACGTCGCTTGAAAGCGGCCATGAACGACCCGTCAAAGGAGGTCGAGTTTAAAACGAAAAATTTGAATTTGTGGGTTGATGCCCCAACGGTATGGATCAGTGACGAGATCATAATGGGTAATAACCACGGGACTCTTGATGATGTCTTGTTGGGAGAGGAATGTTACGGTGGGCTTGATTTGGCATCGACAGGAGATATAAACGCCTTGGCGTTATTCTTTCCCGGTTTATCACATAACCCGGTAAAGATGTTCTTCTGGATACCGGAGGCGAAGATGATAGAGAAAGAGGATAAGGTGAATTACAGGGTTTGGGTGGATCAAGGGTACATCACGACCACGTTAGGGAATATAATAGACACGGAATTCTTGAAAGAAGACATCGAGTTGATCCTTCGTAGGTATGACGTGAAAAATCTTTCCTATGATCCCTTTTTAGCCGCAAACGGGGTAATACAACATTTAGGGGATCGAGGGTATTATGACGTGATGGACGAGTTGCCACAACGAATTACGACGTTGTCTCAACCCACGAAAGAGTTGCAACGGATGTTGCTTTCCCGGTCAATGGATTTAATGAACAATCCCGTGTTGCGCTGGATGTTCCGGAACGTGTTTATTTACACTGATCCAAACTTGAATATACGAATCGACAAGAAACGTTCCTCGGAGAAAGTTGACGGGTGTGCCGCTTTGGTTAACGCTGTCGCTGGCTACATGTCCCGAACACTTGCTGATAAATCCAGTCAAATGTACAAGAGCCACGGTCTTCGAACAATAAAATTGTAATTTATGGAAAATGAAACAGAAAATACGACAGAAGTTTCCACTCGTGTTTTGAAAATGACCACGAAACGAGGATTTATCGAGTTATTCAACGAGGAATTACACAAGGAAATGCGAAAAGGGCGGGAGGGGAAAACGCAAAAAGAGATTTACGAGGCTCTCGAAACCGAGTACACGAGAGCGTTTAAACGTCGCCGTTACACGTCTTTTGATAGTTTTAGGCGGAGAAAAGACGTGTGAAGTGAAGAAACGCGACAATGTCGCATTGATTGGCTGTAAAAACTGTTGTTTCTTTGTTGAAATGTTACACAAGAATGCAGTTTTTACAATTACTATCAAAAATCGGACTTCAAAAAAGGAGTGTAGAAGTTAAGCCAGTCAGTGACTGGAAACCTTCTTTTATTCCCAACTTGAGTGGTGTAAACGTGGATAATGACACGGCCTTGCGTTTTACAGCCGTGTTCGCTGCCATGAGAATTCGTAGCGAGAATATTGCATCTTTGCCTAAATCTGTTTTAAAAGAGACATCATCCGGCAAGGAGATCGCGGTAAATCACCCGGTTCATGGTATCCTGCATAAAAGACCTAACGGGTACCAGGATGTTTTCACGTTTTGGGCTTTTTTGAATAATTGTCTTGATGGCTGGGGAAATGCTTACGTGATAATCAACCGGGATTCCTATGGAGACGTGTCCTCTTTGCTTCCTGTTCATCCTTCTCGGGTTGTTCCGGGTTTGTATCGAGGTGAAAAATATTATAAAATTTCCGGGAATGATGGATTACAAGGTATTTATAATGACGCTGAAATTTGTCATTTCATGTTATTCTCGATTGATGGCGTGAAAGGGATCAACCCGATCGTGTATAATGCAGAGGCGATTGGTAACGGAATGGCCGCGACAAGATTCGGGACTGAATTTTTCGAGAAGGGAGGTAATATAAAATCGGTTCTCGAAACGGATGGGAGTCTAGGGGATAAGGAGTATAACAATTTCATGAGGCATTACACGGAGTCCGCTAAAAATTTTGAGACCCCGTTGCTTGAATACGGGATTAAATTAAAACAACTTGGAATCTCCCCGGAGGCGGCACAGATGTTACAGACAAAAGCATTCAGTATACAGGATATTGCCCGTATTTTTTCGTTACCGCCTCACATGCTGGCAGATTTGTCACGTTCAACTTTTAGCAATATAGAACACCAGGATATTCAGTTTGTTCAGTACTCGTTACGACCGTCAGTGAAACGATTCGAGTACCAGCTTGAAAATAAATTGTTTTTTGAAGGGGAATCAAATTCCTATCATATAAAATTCGACTTGAACGGTTTATTACGTGGTGACATGGCAAGTCGTGGGGCGTTTTACCATAACGGAATACAAGATGGTTGGTTAAATCGTAACGAGGTGAGAAACATGGAAGGACTAAACCGGGAGGATGGTTTGGAGAAATTCATGTACCCGGCTAATTTGAACGTGGTAGGAGAAACCAATAAAGAAGAATAACATGAAAATAGACAATTATTGTAAATGTTTTGTCCGTGGAATTTCGGATGACGTGGAGGAAAGCCGGACAATCCCGTTTGTCGCTAGTGATAATTCACGGGATAGTTACAGGACGGTGTTGCCAGTTGATAAATGGGATTTGACCCGGTATGATAAAAACGGGGTTGTGACATACCAACATAACGCTTTTTCGTCCAATCCGGACATGGTGATCGGTAGGGGAGTTGCACGGGTGGAAGGAGACGAGTTAATCGTGGAGATTACATTTGAAACGGAAGATTTGAACCCGGTTGCCGATAAGGTGTTCCGCAAAATATTGGCAGGCACGATAAACGCAGTGAGTGTTTACTTTAACCCGACCAAACGAGGGTACTGGGGAACGGGTGAAGAGGCAGAAAACGGATCAAACCCGACATATTATTATGATGGCCAAGAATTACTAGAGGTCGCCGTGGTGGTGTTACCCGGGAACCCGAATTCAACAAGAAGGGATTTGGGAGAAGACCGGGACATTGTATCCGAAATAAGTGATTCCTTGGGTGGAAAATACAGTCGTTCCGAGATCAAGGGAATGAAAGTGTCTGAGGTGCTTGATTTGATGGGGTATGATCGAAGTATAAATGATAGTAATACCGAAGTGGACGCTGGGAGTTTTCATGGACTTATCAGTTTAGCGGAGGCCACGTTAGCGATGTCAAAATAATAACATTTTAAATTTATAATTATGAGTAGAAAGATTCACGAAATTAGAAAAGACCTTTCCCAGACGATTGAAAATTACCGGAACTTAGGAGAGGATAAAAAGGAAGAGGCTCAATCTTTGTTGACCAAGGTTGATGAATACACCCGGGAGTTGAATGATGCCATTGTTGTTGACGCGGCGGATAAGGCGTTAGCGGCAAATCACATTTCAGATAATGAACGTCGGGAGATCAATCGTTTTTCATACGCGAAGTACATGCGTGAGGCCATTGATGGAAAATTGTCTGGATTCGAGAGCGAAATGGCGGCGGAAGCTAAACGTGAAGCCACGAATATCGGGGTGCAATTGAAAGGTGTTGGAATCCCTCACGTTGTTTTATCAAATAAACGTGCCGCGGCCGGACAAAACGTGACAGTTCCCGCGGATGGTGGTTTCCTTGTACAAGAAGAGGGCCTTGTTTATGTTGATGCCTTGCGGGCAAAGCTTATATTGAACGAGTTGGGCGTTACCTTTTTAACCGGGTTAGTGGGAAATTTACCACTCGTGAAAGGTGGACAATTTACCGCTCAATGGCTTGATGAAAACGGGGAGGTGGAAGATGAAAAAACATCCTTCTCGAAGTATTTATTGTCACCTAAACGTGTTGCATTAACGGGGGCTTACTCGAAACAATTATTTATCCAAAGTGGAATAGATATTGAAAATTACATCATTAATGAATTAACCACGGCGCATGCTAAATCGTTGAACGAGGCGATGATTAACGGTAGTGGTGCATCCGGGGAACCTAAAGGTATTTTGAATTTGGATGGAATTGGTTCTGTTGTTGGTGGGGAAAATGGTGCTGTTTTGGATTGGAAAAAGGTTGTTGGCTTGGAAACTGCCGTGGCCGTGGAAAACGCGGACCTTGGATCATTGGCATACCTGACCAATTCGAAAGTCCGTGGAGCGATGAAGACTACTGAAAAGTCGCAAGGAACGGCCCGTTTTCTTATGGAAGGTGGAGAGGTAAATGGATACAAAACCGTGGTGACGAATCTTGTTCCTGCCGATATTAAGAAAGGGACGGGGACTAATTTGTCGGCCATGATCTTTGGAAATTTTGCCGATGTTGTTCTCGCTCAATGGGGTGGTCTGGATTTCGTTGTTGACCCGTACACGCTTGCGAAGAGCGGGGATGTTAAGATCGTTGCAAATGCATTCCATGATCTCGGGTACAAGCATGAAAATAGTTTCGCGGCAATTAAGGACATCATTACAGAGTAAATTATGTTGGTGAAAATCAAAAAATCGATCAAGGGCTACGGGTATTTCGGGGGGGAGACGGTAAGTCTCCCCGATGAAGATGCAACCCGGTTCGTGAATGAAGGAATCGCGATCGTGGTGCAAGATACCGAGGGAAAAGATGAAAATGAGCTACCTGAAGATATGCCAGCGAGAGCGGTGTTACTGGATAACGGTTTCACGGCTATCGAGCAAGTTCTTGCAGCACGAGAGACATTGGTTGAAATTGACGGGATTGGAGAAAAAACGGCAGAGAAAATTATCAAGTTTTGCGAAGAGTATGAAGGTTAAACGTCTTAATATCGTTCAATCTCCTGTTACCTTGGAACAGGCTAAAAGACATTTGAGGATCACCTCGAATGACTTTGACGCGGACATCTCCGGGAAGCTTGAAGCGGCGATAACTGCAGCGGAGAATTACACCGGGCTCATGTTACGAGAATACGAGTTTTCGGTAACGGGTGATTTTGCCCGGCAAATCAAAACCGGAATAATGCCGATTAAAGAAGCTAACGTGAAGGTAGACGGGAACGAGGTCTGTGATGTAGGTTGGGAAGACAGCACGGTGATCCTTCCGGACACGTGTAACGGGAGCGAGATAGAGATTAAGATATTAACCGGGTTCGACGTGTTCCCTGATGATATAACAGCCGCCATATTGCTCGTGACCGGGCGCTTGTTCGAGAATCCCGCCGATAGCGTGGAAAATTTACCGAAGGCATCATCTAATTTACTTAACGCGTACAAAAGATGGGGAAGATAAATATCGGGGCATTCACGGATAGAATCACTTTCTTGAAGGCGGTTAACAGCAAGGGACAGATCGCGCAGTTACACAAACAATACGTGGTGTTGACCTCTGTTTTCGCTAACGTGCAGGTTTTACCTACCAGTGAATCGGTCGTGGATGGTAACTTGATAGCTCTTGAAAAGATCCACGTGGAGACTTACACCCTGTCGGGCATAAACACGAATTGTATTATTCGATGGGGAAGTTATGATTATAATATTTCCAGTGTCGTGTACGATAGGGCCCGGCCTTTCATGGAATTGGATGCTATAAAAATGTTGAATGATGAAAGATAACCGGGTTATATTGAAAGGCGTGGATGATGTTCTTCGATTGTTGAACGATTACCCGAACGAAATAAACAAGATTGCCAAGGCGGCATTACGTAAAGCTATTACCCCGTTGGTGAAAAGTATTAAAAGCGGTAGCCCGGTTAAAGGGGTGAAGATAAAAATAAAGCCCCTAAAGGGTATGAACCCGAGCTTGAAGTTTGGTTATTTCGGGGAAGTCGGTAATTCTAATCGTTTGGCGATCTCTCCTTGGTTTAAAGCGTATTTTTTGAATTACGGAACGTTGAATCGAAGACATTCAAGTCACAAGTTTCAGAATCCGGTAAGGTTTAGGAATACAAGGCAACGAGAGGGAATCCACCCCCGGTTATTTTTCGATAAAGCGGTGGAAGGACAGGAACAGCAAGTTTATGACAGGTTTGTTGAATATTTAGTTGATGGGGTTAATAAATTTTTAGCACAACAAAGGTGATGCGCACGGAAGAAGTTATTGCAGGGATTTTTAACGGGATTGTAAATGCTTACAACATGGTTTCGAATGTTGAATGTTTACCCTATGCCGTATTCCAAGTGAATGAAAATCCAGTGTCTAATAAAGATGGCGTGTACCGGTACGATTACGGCGTGGTTATTAACGTTGTTGCAGGAAATTTTGACGAATGTAAGGATATTTCAGACCGGGTTATGAAGAATTTATTATCCCTTCGAAATGATGATCTATCCGTGACGAACTTGGCGGTTTCAGGAGAAACCGATGGAGATATATACATGAGAAAAATGGAGTGTTTAATAATTGAATTTGTATAACATGGGAAAGAAAATATTAGGTTATAATATAACCTTGAAAATTGGAGAACGGGTATTTGCCGCCACCACGAGTAACTCGTTTGATATTACCCCAAACGTGAAAGAGTCACAAACCAAGGATGACGAGGGGACAAAAAATAAAACGGTATCAGGTTATGAATACAGTTTTGGAATTGATGCCGTGGTTGAGTTGACAGAGGAAGGAGAAAAGGCGACCCGGATCGGGCGTGATGAAGCTGTTGAAATGACTTTACTTGGAGAACCGATTGACTTCGTTTATTCTGTAAAGGGGGGAAAAGCTTATAAAGGTAAAGCTATTATTTCGGCTTTTTCTGAAAAATCCGATTCCGAGAACGAGGCCACGATCTCTCTTACCTTGCAAGGAGTGTCTAAATTAACCCCGGTAGAACCAGTAGCATGAAAAATTATTATTTATCAATAGGAGGAAAGAAAGTCCGGGTCGAAATGAACTGGAACGCCATGATGACCTTTTGCGAGGAAAAAGGTATTGATGACCTCTCGAAACTAGGCGAGGACGGGAATGTAACCCCACGTGATCTTTTGACAATCATGTACTCGGCGATAAAAGAAGGGGAAAGGATGGAAGGGCGTAAGTTCGAGTTAACGAAAGAAGGGTTATCCGAGATCGTCAGGCCTTCGGACATCACGTCGTTCTTGAAAATCTATAAAGAACAATGCGGGGGTGGTGATGATGTTACGGGAAAAGTGGGCGTGTCAAAAAAAAAGAACGTCTTCCAACGACTTATTTCAAGGGGATAGCGCTCGGGCAGATGGGCATGACGGTAGCGGAGTTTGAAGAAATGCGGGTGGGTGATTTCTTTTTGAAACTTCGCTACTTCATGGCGGCCAAAGAAGAAAAATTGATTCTTGATTCAAACTTGATCCGTCTGCAGACAGTCGAGTTGTTGAATATACAGGTGGATTCAAGGAGTCGAATAAAAGACCCGAGAGATTTGTGGCGATTCCCTTGGGATGATGAAGACGAGAAAGAGGGTATGCTCCCGGATTTGGAGAGTACTGACGTGAGGCAAAATTTGAAAAACTTATACAAGGTATGGGAAAGGGATTAAATTTAAAAGCGATATTTTCTGCTGACACGAAGGACGTGAAGAAAGGGGCGAAAGAAGCACGGGAAGCTATTTCAAATTTTGAAGGTAAGGCTTCCGGGATGCTTGATGAATTCGCGTCGTTGTTTGGCATGTCAATGGGACGGATCGGGGAGGAAATGAAAACATTCAAGGGGGGACTATTATTAATGCAGAAAGGAATGGAAGGATCGGCAGGAGGAGCCGGGTTGCTTTCTAATGCTTTAAAATTTTTAAAGGTGGCGCTAATCTCGACGGGGATCGGGGCGATCGTGGTAGCTTTGGGGTCCCTTGTCGCTTATTTCACGAAGACTCAAGCCGGGGCAGACAAGTTACGTCAATTCCTCGAACCTCTTAAAACGGTGTTTCAGGTGATCATGGACACGGTTGCTGCTTTGGGTGGTAAAATATTTGATGCTTTCACGCACCCGAAACAAGCGATTAAGGATTTGTGGGAGTTCATTAAAAATCAATTCGTGAACCGTTTGATGGGATTGGCTGGAATGGTTAATAATCTAGCGAAGGTCGTGTGGTCTGCCTTGAAGTTTGATTGGAGCGCGGTAAAAGAAAATTCAAAGGAATTGTTGACTTCTTTTAACCAGACGGTAACGGGGTTAAACAAGCAACAACAACAAAGTGCGATAAATGCTTTAAGTGCTTACGGTAGTAAATTGAAGGGAACCTATAATGATGCCCAAACCCTTGAAATTCGTCGGCAGAAGTTAGAGAAACAACGAATTGCATTTATAAAAGAAGAGTCCGATTTGCAACGTAAGCTGGCCGATTTGAGATTAAAAACGGAGGACAAGGAAAAGTATTCTGCGATGCAACGTTATTTCTTCAATCAACAAGCAATGGGAGTTCTTGACGTGTTGGGTAGAAAGAGGAATGCCTTGGCAAAAGAAGAATATGATATAATGGTCGCTCAAAACGGGTTAGCTGAAAACATGAACAAGGATTACGAGGAAGAGAATAACCTGTATAAAGCGATGGTTGACACGCAAACTCAAATCCTTTCCCAAAAGAAAGAAATGGTTGCCAAGAATAAGGAGTTAATCACGCAAGCGAAAACGCTCGATTTTGCCATTGCTAAAAACTTGGAAAAAGAACAACAGCAAGCTAAAAAAGACGGGAAAAAGAGATACATACCATTGACTTATGAAGTGAAATTAGCCCCGATAGACACGGGACCTCTTCAAAAAATTGTAACGGATTATTCCGCGTTTGATAAAGAGATCGTTGATATTTCTGCTTCAATAAACGAGGCGTTTCAAAGTATTGCAGTGGGATTTGGTGAAAGTCTTGGTCAAATAATTGCAGGGACTGGGAGTTTAAAAGGGTTTGCCACGATGGTAGCGGAAGTGTTCGCTGATTTAGCGATACAAGTGGGTAAGATTGCAATACAGTTAGGGGTGGCAATGATCGCGATACGAGCTAGTTTGAATTTTGGAAATCCTTATGCTGCAATTGCAGCGGGTATTGCCTTGGTTGCGTTGGGAACTGCCGTAAAAGCTTCTCTCAGTCAGGTTGCAAGTGGTGGGGGAAGTTCCTCTTCAGGAAGTTATTCCAACACGTTAGATGTCCGTACTGATCGTTCCGAGGAGAGATATACAAAAGAGGTTAATTTAAATGTAACGGGAAAACTTGAAGCACGAGGAAGTACTCTTGTTGCCGTGATTGATTCAGAAAATAAACGTAAAAGATTAACGACATGAGTATGTACGGGACACGCTATATATTAAGATGGGAATCAGAGAAGTATAATCATGATTACAAAATTCTGATCAAAGAGCGGGATTATACCGGAGTGGCAGAAAACAAGTCTCTCGGGGCAGCTCCTTTGTTGCGTAGGGATGATTCTGATTCGGGAATATCCGGCACGTCACTGGAGATGGTTATACAGGCAGACGTGGATGGGGAATTGACATCCCTGTACACGGTAGATAACAAGTTGTTTCTTGTAGAGTTGTATAAAAATGACGTGTTAATTTGGACGGGGTACGTTCTTCCGGAGAAATACTCTGAACCTTATATTCCCGTGCCATACGATGTTAGTGTGACTGCAAGTGATGGGATAGGAATATTAAAGGACATCCCTTTCACGTCAAGTGGTGAAAAGACTTTGTTTGATGTGATCCGGTTTTGTTGTAATCAAACGGGTATAATACTAGATTTTATCGTGTTCTCGTCTCTTGTCGAGTCTTCTATGAACAAGAGTAACTCGATGCTCGTTCAAGCTTCGTTTGACGTGTTTACTTTTCGAAATAAAACTTGTTACGAGGTTCTTGAATCAATCTTGACATCTATTGACGCTTTTATCACGGAAGCGAACGGGAAATGGGTGATCGCTCGTTACACGGACCTCGTTAAAGAAGGTTTTCTATACTCGAATGCTGGGAAATTACAAGGGAGAATCCCGCTAGAGCCTAGGGAGTTTGGAAACGTGAATTCCGAGTTATACCCGATCGGTAACCTTGAATTGGAGATAGAACCCGCAAACAAGAGCGTTAAATTCACTAGCGATTACGAGTTACGACCGTCCTTCCTTCAAAATCACGATTTCGCTGGTGGCGATTCCGGTTGGACAGGTTTCGAGTTCATAATAGCAGTTCGTAAAGGAGCGGGGTTTGCGGCAATGCATGGGAACTCGGGAAAACAAGAACGTTATATCCAACAGTCTGTTAGTGTTGAGAAGTCCAGGCAAGCGATGATGGTGGAGGTTAAATTCGCGCTGGCTCAAATGTTCGCGTCAATGAACGGTTACGCCGGGGAAGACCGGGAATTTGCCTTGAAGATACAATTATCAGGGGGTGGTCAAACTTATTACCTCACGGACGAGGGCTGGGGAACGAAAGATTACCGTTTCCCCGTTCACGGTAGCTTGCAGGATATGTTCTGGGACAGGGACCTTTCAACGAATTATGTCGATGATTACGAGGGTAATTTCAAGATAACGGCTGACGGCTTTCCCGTTTCCGGGCAATTGACAATATCAATATACAACATTTACGTGGAGATGTCGGGAACGTCCAAGGTCCGGTCTTCCTTGTTCCTGGATCATGTAACCGTGACGAATGATTGTAGCGGTGGTGTTGACGTGTCCGTGAACCTCGCGGAAAAAGCCTCGACTTCCCACGAGGATATTGATATTTGCTTGACGGATGTTCCTTTCGTGGAGAATGCAGACAAGATGTTTTACAATGGATTGAAGATTGCCGGGAAATACACGTCAGCATGGTCCTGCGGTGGTAAAACTGATTCATTTTTATACACGATATTGAAGTCTGTATGTAGCCGGATTGGTTTTCCCCGGAAACAACTTTCTGGCACTATTCAAGGAGAGAACCTGGAATCGTTAATGTTACTTGTTGACAAGTATAGTGGCTCGTTGTTTCACCCGAGAGAATTTTCGTTGAACTTGTTAACGGACGAGCTGAACGTTACACTTGATCAATTCATGCCGTATCAAGAATTGTCAGGAACGACCACCGAGTCCCCTCGAATCCCGGGTAATAACACTAGCGAGTATCGCAGTAGCGGGGAAAATGAAACACGGGTTTATCAAAGCGGGGCGGGTGTCCCGATGAGAATACGGGACCTTTCCCCGGTAGAATTGCAGGCGGATAGTGTTATCGAGGTTGACCGGACAAACGTGGCGAAGTCTGGTAAAGTGACGTTACAAAAGGTTTTAGAATTTGTGTTGAATGCCGGGAACGTTTGGACGAAAGAAGAATTAAAGATTATCGAGGGATACATTCTCTATCTTGGCGAGAAGATTAAAGCGGGGGATTCCGACTTGTGGAAAGGTCATTCTTTTGAAGATTACCTTGATCAACCCGTCAAAACGGGTAGTGATGTAATCCACAATAGCGTGACGGCAAGGTCATTCACTGAGGAAGACAGCCCAAATAACGATAACGTTGCTTCCACCCGTTTGCAAGAGACGGGGAGCGGTTACATCGGTGACATGGATAACGTTTCGGACGAGGCGAACACGGCGACCGAGGGTAGCATGTTGATCAAGGGGCTGGAATCGTGGTTTCCCGTGTACCCGACTTATTCCGGGGTGGAGAGTCTCGATAACTTGATCATGCCGGTATTCAACACCTTGACAAAAGAATGGCAATTTATCACGGTTCCTTCCGGTGGCGTGAATCCCCCGGTTTCCACGGGATTCCCTTTCACTTTCCCTATCATGTTATCTTAAAAATACAATATATGACGTTAAATATAAGCAAGAAAACAGGCGACAAGCTGACGGCAACGGAATTCAATCAAGTCGTTGACGAGGTGAACAAGAAAGTAGACGTGATGCCGGGCAAGGGGCTTAGCACGAACGATTACACTGACACTGATAAACGAGGCTTGTCAAAGATACAGGCCCGGGTGGATGAACTTGAAACTTCCATGTCCGGCATGACCGGGGTTCTGGTCTCTGACGTGGAAACGAGAGTCGGGAGTTATAACGTGAACGGGCAAGAACATGACATTTACTCGTGTTCTCTTGAATTGCAGGATGCCCCGGTGGTAGCCGGCACGGAAAAGACTTACCTGGTCAGTGATACCCCGCTTGGGAACAACATGTACCTCTCCACGAGGAATCTCACGGTTAGAGACGCTGACGGGAAGTTTTACCCCGGTTCGATAGATGTGAAACGGGTGGAAGTAACGAGTAACCTCGAAACGGCGTTAACGGTGACTTGTAAAGCGGCAATTCCCCCCGGCTCGATCTTGTTATTGACACTGGAATACGTGAAACTAGAAGGGGAGATTTTAGAGTTAAGCCTTGAACTACCTTCCGGGGTTGATGCTGACACCGTGAACTTGAGTTTCGCCCCGCTAAAGTACGACAAGCATCTCGCTTTCACTTACACGGCAGATGATTCCGTTGTCGGGGCCTGGGCTAGAATCTGGCGACGAGTAAATAAAAAATGGATCGATGACATCGAGTTTTTTCACAAGGGCGTTTCACCCACGACGGGTAGTGTCCCGGCCTTTCCCCTCGTGTACACGGATGGTTGCGGTAACGATCGCCGTTTCGGGTTCAGCGTGGCCCTGTGGCCGAACTGGGGGAACGAGTATTCGCCAAACGGTTTCATCAAGGATAGCACGACATCCAAGACCAGCCCTTACATAACGTGGAGTGAACTTGAAGATTGCGTTGACTTCGGGGCATCCGTGATCTATCATAACGTGGACGAGCGAGTGTATGACAAGACGAATCCCGACGAGGTCATGAAGGGATTCCGGGAGGATTTTGACAAGGTGTTACAGAAGCTTGGCCGCCGGATGAAAGTCATGGGGTTACCGGACGGGAATTCCGCTTACGTGACAGCCGCCGATCGTTCCCCGCTCGTCGAGTTTTACAGGAGCTCGTTGACAGGCGAGAAGATTTACTTGAAGGAGGCAGGTTCATTGAAGAAAAAATTCACGCGTGGGGGAATCGGCTCGTCCGACACCCAAGTTAAACTGGACGAGCTTGCCACGTTACGAGCATCGGACAATCCTTACTGGGTAGCGCTAACCTCTCACAGGGTGAGCGTCGAGATGATGCAAATGCTGGAGACTATTTATAATCTTTACGGCAAGGCGGGGGATGACAGTATCTGGGTGGCAAGCTGGGACGAGATATACGAGTACGTCCAGGCACGCCTGTCCGCGGTTACCCGGAAAATCGTGTATGGAAACACGATCACGTTCAAAATAATTATTCCTTTCGCTAAAAATTTTTATTTCAAGGACGTGTCCCTGCTATTATCGGGCTTGACAGCGTTAAACGGGTTGACCCTTTCTAGTAATGTCCTCGGTTACAGTCACGCCACTCGTGGTTCGGGGGTACTTCTTAACGTGAACTTCAACGACACAGTCCTGGAGTTATCGGAGAAGTACACGAGCAAGTTCGAGGGAAGCCAGCGAGATGAAGACAAGGATGATGCCCTCTATTTCGTCAACCAGCTTCGTGATGATTTGAAGGCCCCGTTTATCGCTCGTTTGAATGTTAACGAGCGACCCCCGGTGTTAAACTCGATCTCGATCAATTCCGGTGCGGGCGTGACTCACGATCGTTCCGTTTCCGTGTCTCTTGACGTTTCCGGGACAATTACCCATTACAAGATCGGGGAAACGGAAGGTCTGGCTGGCGTGTCATGGATCGCCAGCCCATCCCGGACGCTCCTTTTCGAGTTATCTCCCGGGTACGCCTTGAAAACAATCTTCGTGCAGGTCAAGAACGCAAACGGGGAATCAGGGATCAAGTCATCCACGATAAGCCTTGAAGAACGCCCGGACGTGGTGTACACGGTAGAGGGGAAGGCCAACAATCCCGGTTACGGGTCGGTAACCCCGGCATCTCAAGAAGTTGCCGCAGGGGGACAAGCTACCGTTGCCGCGGAGGCAAACGCCGGTTACGTTATCGGTAGCTGGAGCGGTGCAAGCGGGACGGGAGTGGACAAGACTTCCGGTTCCGCCACGCTAACAAACGTGCAGTCTGATCAAGTTATAACTTGTAATTTCAGGCAGGAAGTGGCACCCCCCGAGCCCGGCAACAAGGCGATCGTGTCGTTCGGTTGGGATTACAGCTCTGGCGTGTCGCTTAATAACACGAGGTACGATTCAACGTTAAAAGCGACAATCTGTCGCTTTGGCTCGACTCCCGGGGATATAGAATTCAAGATTTATGATACCGGTGGCGTGGAGTTCGGCTCGTTCACTGGAGTTAACGGTTGCAATGACGGGACAAAGATACATAACGGCAACGTTACCGGTGATAATAGCGGGATCGTCCCGGATGAAGTGTTAAAGCACAATGTTTACAAGGGAAACTCGACAGTTTCAGCCGGGATGACGTTCAAGTTACCTGCCGGGACTTACAAGTTCGGGTTGTGCGTGAACACGATTATCAAGTTGAATCCTTCCCGCGCGAGTTACTCTCTTGAACATGCCGGGGTAACGAACAACTTCGCGATGAAGACATCCTATCTAGATAATTTCAATAGTTTGGAAGAATTGATCATGGACGTCACTGGAAACGTGACATTCACGATGAGCACGACCGACACGAATAACTCGTTGCTAGTGTTAAACGCGATAATAATCGAAAAAATAAGTTGAATTCATGGCAAAGTTAGCAAGCACGATTATTAACGGGTTCGTCCAGAGTAAAAATTTTATCACCGGGGCGTTGGGTTCCGGCTGGCGAATCGCCTTGAAACTGGGACGATGGGTTCTGGAAATAGACGATCTCGTTGTCCGGGGCCGGATGACGGTGTTCGAGTTGTTGATACAGAAGATTCGAGCAGTGAAAGGGGCGCTGGGGATCACGCAGGCGAACGGCAAGATAAAAGAGGTACGGGAAGATGACGTGAATTACTATATCAAGATCGAGGACGAGATGAGCTTCGTGGCGAACGATATAATCCGGTGTCAAACGTTCTCTTCCGGTCAGAAGAGTTACTGGGTGATCGTTTCTAGCATATCAAACAACGAGATAGTGATCCCAAAATCGGAGTTCGAGGGGTGGGACATCCCGGCTATCGGTGACGAGATTGTACAGTTCGGTAACACGACGGACACGGCCCGGCAATCGGCGATCTACCTTCACGCTGACGAGGGAGGTGATCCGGCGATAGATGTCCTGTTCGGGATTCACGAGAAGAATTTCAACGGCTGCACGAAAGTTCGAATCGGTGGGGGTATTCCGGGAGCGGAAGGATGTAGAGGGTTCTATTGCGAGAACGGGATGATCAAGAGCGTGAACGAGGTCGGCGAGATCATGTACATGCTTCGCCCGGATGGTAGCGGCTTGATGGCGAAAGGGAATATTTCGTGGGACGCTGACGGGAACGGTTCGATCTTTAACAGGTCTATATACTGGGACAAAGATGGCTTTCATTTCGGTAGCGGGATCAAGTTGACGTGGGATAACTTGCCGGCAGACGCTAAAGAAGCGTTAAAGGGAGATAAGGGTGATCCCGGGGATAAAGGCAACCCGGGGAAAGACGCTAACTTGTTGCCCTG